ATGATGAAATATCGTATTCAACTTAATACAGAAACTCAAATGTTTCTAGTTATTGACCGTAACAACCAGCATCATAGTGGCCAAGGATCGACAATTGAAGATGCAATGACTGATTTTTACAGTGATGATGACGGTCATATAATAAGCCCACCATTGACATTACAATGGTGGGCTTATTATTTTATATTTACTGAACTAAAAAACACTTAAATTGCAAATGGAATTCATGTAAAAAGCCACATTGGCCCATTCCAGTATGGATAACAATCGTTTGATTAAGCCGCAATTATTCATCAGATGTCACTGGAGCTAACCGTGCAGCACACCTGAGAAACACTAGATTTAAAGCATTTGCCTTGAATACATGTCTAGTTAGGTTATGCTAGAGATGAGCCTCACAATAGGTTCACACATAATCCTCCATTAAGGCTTCACAATTTTTGGATAGTCACCTCCTCCCGCAATCAGGTGACTATCTTTTTTACAAAAAAATCCCCTACGCCAAAACGTAGGGGATTAGCAAATTCATTATTTAATTATACTACTTCTTTAAAATTTTGGTGGTTGTAGCTGTGTCAGGTTTACTTTGAGATACCTTTTTTGGCATTTTATCTGAACTAAAACTCTTGGCAACTTCATTTGCTTTAGCGGCGACCTTGAGATTCTCATCCTCCAAATCAGTTGGCGTCGTTACCAATTGTACATCAGTGATGACACCCAACATCCCTAAAATTGTCAAAATCGTGTTAATAATCGCCACAGTACTATGCAACTCAGCTGGTACTACTTTAATATTAAAAGCCGTTAAGAGTTGTTGAACAAGCACTAGCAATAACGAAATCAAACCAGCAATTAGCTTACCATTCCAACGACCATCTGCGTTTCTAAAACTAATCTTCTTCATTTTAGTTTCCCCTCTATAGAAATTTTTCCGCTACATATACTAATAACGTCACTACAACACCACTGAATAACACCCCAATCACCCAATTTTGAATCATAGTAATCCGATCCATTCGATGCTCCGTTTCAACTGATTTGGCCAAAGCTTTCTCCGCTTTTTGATCAGTTAAATCAACCTGTTTTAGCTTGGCTTCAATGTTATCGACTTTTGTTTTGGTGGCGGCCACATCCTTTTGAATACTCATGAGTAATTTGGTCGTATCATCTAACTGCGTCATTAGCTCACCACCAGTCGTTGACCAGGCAAAATTAAGGACGTTGCCCACATACCATTAAGACTAGCCAAATGACTGACAGTAGTGCCGTAACGCCGCGCAATGGTCCATAAACTGTCACCATATTTGATTGTGTAATAGGTATGTTGATTAACTAGCCGTTTACCATAACTTTGACCGCCATTTTCGCCTAAGGCAATGTAACCGAATTGGCCGTTATATCGCAGATATCGCGCCCAAACATAATCAGCTTTAACAATCACTTGATTATAAACGACGCTCTCCTCAGGATAATACGTCGCAATTTTCGGATATCCCGTGCCAGCACCAGTTCGCACATTCAGGGTTGTATTCGGACAGAACAGCCCATTTTGCGTATAAGTCTGATTAGGAATAGTTCCAGTGGCGCGATTAGCTTGGTGGTTCTGTTGCTCAACGGCTCCCGGATCATTGGCTTTCACAGTAGAAGACTGCCCAGCTGTGTAGTAATTATTATTAAGCTGACTAACATCAAAGTCACCCGAGCTAATCCGGAAATGAGTGGAGCCACTCCACTGCCAGGCATTGTTATTGGAATACCATTGTTTGCCAGCAGGTACATACGGATAAGCTGCAATCCAACCGGTCTTGCCTTTAATCGTCATCTTATGGTTGGCCCATGACCCTGAAGTATAAATATCCGTGCGGTAACCAAACTTCGCGATTTCGTTCATAAAAGCGCGGTTGTTGGCATCATTGATACCTTTAAGCAAATTAGCTTGCTCAGCCTCGACGTCCGTTGCCAATACCGCACCCACTGGTAACCCCACTGCTTTAGCTGTTTGACCAGCATAGTCAGCTTCGGCGATTGCCTGGGCCTTAGTCGTATAATGGGCAAAGTGATAGCCATTGACGTATAAGCCAGCTGCTTGACCGTTCTTGATGTTGCTGCTGGCGTAGCCATCTTTGAATGTGGTGCCCTCGCTAATCTTGACGGTAAGGGCCTTGACGCCAAACTCATTACGCATCGAAACATACTCTGCAGTGCTCATATAACCATTGTTATTCGACACATCGACCATATCCATGCGAGCAGCGTTGACATTTAGCCCTAAAAAAAGAGCCGCCATCATGGCTGCCCCAGTTAAAATTATTTTATGCTTTAAGGGTTGTTTCATCTTGCTCATCTCCCGTTGCCATTTCAACATAGGCTTCACCGGTAATTGTCTGATACTCAACTGGGGTAATCCCTCCTTTAATAACCTCGAGGCCAACTTCTTCTTTGGTCATAGTGTGCCAGAGTTGGTAGGCAAATTTAAAAATAATATACATTAATGGGTTCCTCCTTTAACTAACTGGGTCAAAGATTCTTCAAGTGAAGCAATATGTTCCTGTTGCTCCGTGACCTGCTGGGATAGTTTCGTCAGCGATTGTTGTTCATTGCTTGGTTGATCTTCGACCACTGGTTGAATCGAGGGTGCGTAGTTTGGATCTTTAGTCAATACGCCATCAATCAACCAATAAGCACTACTATCAGTTGCTGTTAGAAAATCAGCAGGTAATTGTGACTCATCATAATCAATAGCATCCTCCAAACCACCTACCAGTGCATAACTGACCACATGTTTAGTTTCATCAAGTTTGACTTGCATTTACAGCATCCCTCCTACTTCCTTCAAGAACCCATCGGTAATTGATGTGCTTTTACCATTAGCATAGTATTTAGCACTCTTAATTGTCAGGCTACGTTTATCTTGACCAATTTGCAACGCAACTTCCAAGGCTCTCAAAGTCGTACCATCACTGTTTAAAGCTGGTTGTGTTAAGAACAGCATATTATCTGCCGCCCATGCCGGAACAAATTGGAGGGTATTACCAATTGTAAAATAGCAGCGAAATCGCAATTGTCGATAATTATCCAAAGTATCTCGTAACTTTAACACATCACCAACTTTGCCTTCACCAACCCACAGATCTTGAGGAATCGAGCTTTCTTGGCGCTGCCATTTCCCCTGAAATCGTTCTTGGTAAACCCGTGCCCCAATATAATAGAGAAAAGCCGTTTGATCATCTTTAGCGCCATACAAGACAAAGCCATCGTGAAAACGGCCGCTCAATAGTGGCACATTTTTGGTGGTTGTTTGGTAGAAATACAACCCGGCCTGTTTGATTTGATAAACATCATCATTTGGCACCAACTTCACTTTATTAAAATCAATATTTAATAGTGGCACTCCCTTAATAGAAATACCATCCACAAAGTTTTTAATGCCGGCAATGTTATTTTGGGTACTGGTGGTGTTCACTAATTTGTCAGCATCAACAATGGCGGCCGTTTCGGTTCTTGGGTGAATCACGGTTCCAGTAACATCTTGTAACTCTTTAATAGACATCTTTACTAGCCCTCCTTAATAAAAACCACATTTTTTAGCTTAGTGTTAAATTCGGTCTTTGACACGACATCATTAGTTGCCAGCTGAGTCTTGATGTTATCTAACCGGTCACTAATATTTTGTAGTTGAGTCTTGCTTAAATCGGCTTTTTGACCTAAATCGGTTAAGAAGGTTTGTTGTTTGTCTTTTAACTCCGAGATTAATTGTTCATACTCGCTCAAGTAACTTTCAGAGTTAATGCCAAACTCAACTAAGTTAGGTGAGACATCTACCACCACATCAATTGTCGTATCTACCTTATCGCCGAGCATTACTTTAAAGAAAGCTTGCTGGAATCGTCCCCGTGCTGTGAAAGTTTGCGCTGGAAAGACGTATCTAAAGATGCCCCCTTGCGGGTCTAACACGATGCCGCCACTAGTATCAATGATCCGGGTACTATCAGCTTTGACCCCTTCAAAATTGACATGTTTACCGGTTAAATCATAGGGGTAATTATTGGCATTCAATTTCACCGTGACGGTTTTCAAGCCACCATCGCCGACACGGGCATAAATGGCTTGTTGCGCTGGTTGTAAATTGGGTTGTTTCGTAATATCGTACACTAACTCTTGATTAGCCATCGTTAGCTCCTTTCTTACTTATCGTAATAATACGAATAGTCTTTAGCAATTTCCTGCACGATGTACTGATGGGCCTCCGGGGTGGGATGTAAGCCATCGTGCATCATCGTTTTCTTAAAAGCCGGATTATCCGGCTCAAAAATACTCGTGGGTTTCATTAGGTCAACGTAAGGAACATCTTGTTGATTAAGATATTTCTTTTGGGCTTCCATATAGTCGATCAGCGTTAAGCCGAAGGTGTTTTTCGACTGTTCTGTCCGGTACTTGCCGTGCACATCGACGCACTGACGGGTACAATTGACCACAATTAACTTAGCCTTTGAGTTATTATTTTTAACCCGTTTAATCGTTTCCCGCAAACCACCTAGATACGTTTTGATGTTCGTGTCATCCGCATAACCTAAACTAATATCATGCACCCAATCATCATCGGTACCCTGAATAATCACCACATCACATTGCTGTAATCGGCTAGCTTGATTGACAATTGCGTCATGATTATAATCACTCATTTTAGCGCCACCAACACTAAGGTTTTCCACATAGATATTATATTGATGAGCTAAAATATCCGGGAAGCCCCCAGCAGTTGCCGCGACGCTGTCGCCAATGACCCCAATCTTGCTGACTTTAGTCAACGATGATTGCTTTACAAAGTCATACAAAACTTGCCCGCGTGCAGTCTCATATAGGTTAGATAACGGATTACTAGCCTCACTATTGGGTTCTTGAATGGGCGGTGTCGCCACACTAGTTGTGTCGCCTAAAACAATGGCACGGATTTCACGCGTGTACTTTTCATCTAACTGGTTGACCTGATTTTTCGTGTCTTGATTGAACTTTTGAGCGGTGCTTTGTACGCCGGCAATCGCTTCCGCGGTTTGGGCCATAGCCTCGCGAACATCAATTCCATACTGCTTTTCGCGAATCGCCTTCGGCAGTTTCTGCAAGTCTAGTTTCCCTGTAATATGAGAACGATCACGATAATATTTATCTGTGTTGCTCAAAATCTCACCTCCTAGTTAAGTATTGGTTCTTGAACCGTGTTGATGGATCTTGGCTCATATCCACTTTAGTAGGAATACCCGCCAGGGTGCCTTTGTCGGTATATTGCCATAAGTCATAAGGATACCGCGGCTTAGTACCGTAACTCGGAATCCAAATACTCCCGACCTTGGTTGTATCGAGATTTAGTTGCTGATACAAATGGTTCGCAATATAGAGCACAATTTGACTATTCAGAATGCCTAAATCATTCAGCTGGCTAATGTACGCATTAACGGTACCGCGCATGTTGTTATTCTCGATGGCTTCAATATCAAGGGCATAGAACCGCGGTTGTTGTTGGCCTTTGACCACGTTTTGGACACGTTGATAAAAAGCACGTGCTTCGGCTTGACTATCAGCTTCATTAACCCCTCTAAAGAACGCATAGACGGCATAATTGAGCTTATTGGCCAAGACACCCTGAAGGTTTTTAACATGTTTGACATCAATGTAATTTTCACCGTCTTGGATCCTAATAACCCCTAAGGCTAAGCCAGCATTGCGGACTTGCGACCAATTAATATCACTTTGGAACTCTGATACGTCAACAATCGCACCGTTGTAGTAGCTTGGTTGATCATGCGGCTTATCGTGCGGTTGATCTGGCTGAGATCCATTTGGAGAATCTGGTACGTTATTTTGCGTATTAAATGACGTAATATATTCACTAAATTTCTTAAGCTGATTGATTATCCTGATTTGATTAATTTGTTGACTAGTCAGTTTTTTATTCTGATTCCCAATCTTAATCGTGACGGTTTGCGGGTTAACTAGATCGACTTCTTTTTCGCTAACACTAATCGTTTCGTCAATATCCATAAACTTATCAATAATACGATAGCTATTACCGACCGCAAACGATTGAAACCGTTTGTCAATTAAAGCTAGATTAACAATGTCAACGCTCCAAGCAATCTCGGCCGATACTTGTTCTTTGAGATATTGTTCACCCTTTGTTTTAAGGATTCTAGCATCGTGCACATCGTCCCAAACATTAACCTTTTGGATAATGCCAAATTTATCAATTAGTTTTGGATCATCTAAGTAACGGCTACCATTATTAACGCTAGAAATATCAATCTTAGGAATCGGCTTATTACTATCTCGCTGGTCGTCTTTCTGCGCCTTTTCAGCGCCTAAGGGAACTAAGCGAGTAATAAGGTTGTTGACGTTGAGATCGCGCGTAAAGCTCTTTAAGTTCACACCTAACTCGATCGTTTGCTTGGTGTCCGTTCCCAGACGATTGACATAGTCCAAAATTAACTGACTATGAGGATTGCGCCCAATACGTAAAAAACCTCCTAGCCGATTAACTAACTTGTCCGTAATATTGTCTAACGTGTCTTTAGTTTCGTCTAAATAGCGGTAAACATTATCGGTGCTGTTAATTACATCGATGGTTCCTAGGGTGATTTTTTTGAAATCATCGACTTGTCTATTATGTTCGTCGATTATGATTTGTAAAAAGTCATTGACACTGGTGTTATGGATCTCACGGTAAACTTGGGCGCTGTCATGTAGATAAGCTAGCTCGCTTTCAAAACTCAATGTTTGTGTATGCGTGGTTGAATACACTTTGCTAACTTTGATGAAGCGACCTCGGAAAATGGTTTCCTTTGTCTGAAGGTCTTCAATTCTGATAAACCAGCGATAAGGCAAGATCCGATTGAACAACGTATTTTCTAGGCTAATGGCTAACGTTCCAGTGTCTATCCCACCAGACACTAAGCTTAGACTACCCGATACAATCCGATTACCATACACATCCGGTTCGTTAATAGCTTCTTCATTGCCTCGATAGGTTTCGCGAACTAATATTTTGTACACTACAGCATCACCTCGCTTTCCCATTGAAACTCAATATCACCGTTACCATTAACTGTAAGATCATTAATTCCCGGCTCTAATCTAAAGTTAGGGTTGTCTTGATAATTTTTGGTGTATTTGTATTTACCATTAATCGTCATATCATTCTGACAGATAACCTTAAGCCTTGATTTCAAATCGCTATCATTATAAAAGCTAATTTTCTTAGTGCCTTTGACTGAATACTTGGTAAATTGCGCATACCCTGTTTCCAGACTAAAATTGTCCCAAATATCGTCAAACTGTCCTTTGCGTAGCGCATAGGGTGAGACGTTGAATTGTACCGTTATTTCTAACACATTGTTAACATGATCATCATTTGCTGTAACACTACTAGCCTTACCAAACCAATAAAACGGGAGATCATGACTATCGTAAATCGGCTGACGCATTGGTATTAGCAACAGCCTTTTACACTTTTGTTCTAGTAATTTACGATCGTGATAATTAATATTTAATGCTTTAAATTGATACTCAATCGTACGGTTATCAAAGATGCGTCGTCCAAGGATATCTGAAAAGTCAATTATCCCATCCATATAACCTATACTCTCGGTAACTTCTTTAGTTGGTGGGTTATTGGCAATCCGACCAGCTAAGTATAGATTTAATTGGCGACTATCAAAATTAGCAAATTGTACATACTCTGTAGGTCGTGGTCGTTGATACCCGAAATAAATATCATGATCCATTACCACCGATACCTCCGTTCATCTTCCATGCGTTCGCCTAATTGTTCGTTAGTTATATCGATCAACCTGCCATTGGCATTTAGATACACTGGGCGATCTTGTTTCAACGCGACTAAAATACGACTAAGCATATTTGTTAACGAATCATCTTCAGTACTCTGCTGATCATCAGTTATAACTTTTAATAATTTTCGTAACAATGAATTAGTTTCACTGCTATCTCGGTGATCAATATTAGTATTAACATCAGCAATTGGCTGAGCTCGCATCGTCGTGTCCATCGCCTTAGCTAATAATGGATAAGCTGTGACATCATAAGGGTTAATCACAAACTCATGGTGTTGGCTATTATCACCCACGATTACAGTTTGCTCGTCAAAGACTTCGCCACCATGAGCAAATCGGCGATGACCTTGTGGGCCACTATGCAGCCAATCAACCTTTGGAACACCCCAAATAACGGTGTGTCCAATACTGTTTCGCCAATCAGAATTATTGAAGAAAGCTAATAGCTCATCGAGCGGATTCATCCGATTAGTATGTCCTGGCATCGCAAAAGCAGCAAATGTCCCTGGTGTGAATTGTAGAATCCCACCAGCTTCATTACCGCCGCTATTGCCATCGTGAATAGTTTGAATCACAGACTTACCACCAGACTCACTCATGATAGTCGCTTGCAAAAGCTCACTGAAACCTGCCGGAAGACTATCAATGTGCATCATTTTGGCGGCTTTCTCAATTAAACCTGGATTGTAGTGACCAGCCTTACCGTCAGATACTTCCAGTGACTTTTTGGTACTATTTAACATTTCCTTGAACTTATCAACTGCTATGCTTGATAGCTTGCTAATGGTACCGCTAGCTAAGTCGCCAAAACTAGCTGCCCTCTTAAATAAACCATCAGTGGCTTTATGAAGTAGCTTGGAGATATTACCGAGAGGATCTTTGAGAAACTTCTCAACAGCCTCGGCCTTGTCACCAATCCATGATCCAATGTCAGATAGCTTACCTTTAGTCCAATTAATCGCATCGCCAACAATCCCACCGTTTGCGTAATGATCGACCCCGGCAGACGTCATAATAGAAGCTGTTTCATCGCCATTGTATACTCGTGTGCCAACTGGCAAAGGTAGCACTGCATTACGTTGATGCGTCATCTTGAGTTCACCAGAAGGTAGTTGTAACAGTTCCTTCCAGTTCTGACCGGCACCATCGTTGACCATCGATAGACGAGTATGCACGACGCCACCTTGGGCAAACTTAACTGGCTCTAAATGGTGAACACTGGTTTTATGACCAGTGAAGAATTTCCAAACTGAGTCGATTGCATCAACGCCAGCATTAATAACGCTCAAAACACCGTTAATACCATCTTGGGCGGCCTGCTTGATACCTTTCCAGATATTCTTGAAGAAGTCTCCTAATCCCTGCCACATACCATGCCAAACGGTGCTGATTGCATCTAATACTGATGAAATTATATCGTGCATCCCGTTCATGTAGGCTTTAATCGCTTGCGATAGGGCTTTCCAAATATCTGAAAAGATGTTTTTGATATCTCCCCAGACTTTACTCCAGTTGCCATGAATAATATCAAGAACAGTTTGAATTACGTCAGAAATGACATTCATTGCCCCAATAATTAGTGGCTTAATCACATTCCAAACAGATTTGACCACCGTACCAATAACAATCCAAGCAGCTTTCCAGATTGCTTTGATAATATCCATTCCAACTGACATAAGGCCCTTAATCACAGCCATACCTATATCAATCATCGGCTTAATAATCGTCCAAGTTTTTTTAACTTCAAGCGACAGATAGCCCCAGGCAACCTTCCAAAATGCACTTACTACTGCCATGCCAAGCTTAAGAACTTTCTGAACCATCTTAATTCCAGCCGAAACCACTGGTTCAATCTCTTTCCAGACTGACTGAATAGATTTAACCGCTGATTTGAAGAACGGGCCAAACGTCTTTTTGATCCACGCTACAGCATTACCAAGCCACTTAGTAGCATCCTTATACCAAACTTTGATTGTATCAACAAGCCCGTTTACGAACTCACGGAACTTTTTATTATGCTTATACAACTCAACTAAAGCTAACACGATTGCCGCAATAGCTGTAATCCAGATGGTGAACGGCACTGCTTTTAGTGCTGCTCCAAATGATGATAGAACACCAGAACCGCTCTTTAATGAAGTCGCAAACTCAGTTACTGGCTTACCAAGATTCTTTAGGCCAGTAGTTATTTTTAAGTTATCGTTAATAGACTTGATGCCGCCAACGAATTTGCTAACATTTTTCAAAACAAACGCTCCGGCTAGTATTTTCCCGAAAGTTTGAATGGCTGGTCCATTACTTGATAACGACTTTAAGCCATTAGCTAGACCACCAACTGATTTTGATGCATCTTTACTGTGGTTTGATACTCGTCCAAGAGGATTAACTACAAATCCAAGTACCGAAACCACATCATTAATAACCGCACCCATAACTTTAAACGCGATAGTCAGACTACTCTTAACAATACTGCCAAACTCTTTAATATTACCAGCGTTCTTGGCAAGCCAAGCTGAAAGCTTGTTGACTGACTTACCAGCATTTTCAATCATCTGATCTAAGGAATTTGTAAATCCCTTGCCAGTGAAATTATCGCCAGCAAAGGCTTTAGTAACCGTAGCAAATCCTTTATTTACCTTATTACCTAAGTCTTTAAATAAATTCTCAGTATGACTTTCAGATACCCATTTAGAAATGGTGCCAAAGATTGGGTTCTGTGCTTTGAGTAGCGGTTCTTCAATTTCACCTAGAAGTTTTGGCATTTGTGCTTTAACTGTCCGTTGCATACCGGTCATAGTTTGTAGCATATTATCCGCGGCTTCACCATACTTATGATTCCCTAATTCAGTAAACACACTTTCCAGGTCTTTACCAGTGATTTTTCCTTGGCGAGCCATGTTACGCATTCCTGCAACGGTTGTATGTTCATGCTTGGCAAGTGCTTCATCAATCATTGGAAAATAAGCACCTATCTGATTTAATTCACCGGCAGATACTTTACCAGTAGCTAACCCATGCACCATATCCTGGGTTACTGACTTCATTTGATCACCAGTGAGCCCAACAGCATCACCCATATTTAGCATGGCCTTTGACAGGTCGTCAGCTTCAGACTTACTGGAGTGTAAATGATAGAATCCTTGTTCTAGCTCGTTCACTAGACTACTAGCTTGACCAGTCTTCTTGCTTAAATCATTGATTGTGCTGACCATACCTTTGGCTTGATTAGCTGACCCAGTTAAAGTTGTCCATGTTTGTAACATAACCTGCTGTTCTTTGTCAAAATCATAGCCGGCTTTAGTGGCTTCGATAATGCCATCTTTTACTTTGTCATAAGCTCCGTACAATGCATTACCAATAAATGTGCCTTCAATAATGTCACGTAATCGGTGGCCGTTTTCACGTGTTTTTTTGGCGCTTTCATTAAATTTTTGAAACCCCTTACTGAAGCCATCTTTTACTTTTAGCAGCAATGAATGTTCCTTGGGAATTTGCTTAATTCGCTCGCTGAGATGTTTGAACATATTGGTGAACTTATCCTTAGCACGCAAAAACACGGAGCGCTCCTTAGGAACGTCCCGCACTTTGCGTGAGAAGAGGCCAATATTTTCATCGTTGATTTTAGACTTTAATGTCGTCATAACATCATGTGGAATCTCTTTGAGATGGTCAATTAGGCCGTTAATCTTTTCACGGATTGAGTTGCTTGAATTAGTGACTTGGTCTTTATACTCATTAAAGTTAGCTTTGGCTTCGTCCATCGCTTCCTTCTGCTTGGAAGCGTAGTTACGCCATTGTTCACCGCTTTCGCTGACCTTAGAACCCATACTAGTAGCAGCACGAACGGCTTCATCCATCGCTTGACGAGCGTTAGCAACCCCTTGGCTAATCTGATCCATAAATTTCCAAACAAATGTCTTCTCAACAACTGCACTCATTAATCGGCCTCCTCTCTGTCAGCCTTGGCTTCCATTAGTTTTCGATACATAGCCATTTGAGGCGTATCAGGTTGTCGTTCTTCGGCAGTTCGATAATCAGTTAATTTGCTAATTTCATTTGCAATTTGTTCATCGGACCGTTCTACGACTTCGCCTAACGGTTGACTGAGTTCGACACCATAAGTTGCCTGTGGCATTAAACGAGCATGCATCTGCTCACGTTGCTGATTAAGCATGTTAACCTGATAACCATGCCAAACAGCTTTAAACTCAGCCGGTGTTAACTGTTCTAATTGTTCTGGAGTTAAGCCGGCACTTCGGGCGTAGCTGATTGCGGTGTACCAGGTTGCAGAACTTTGTTCAGCTTGTCCAGTTGTGTTTGTAGTTGTTCCATGCCCAATTGATCCTTGTTGTATTGGTCGCTGCCCTCTTTTTCCGAGTCCAACTTCTTCTGCATGATATCCAGAATCTTGTTGTACCCTTTGACAAAACTGGTAAGCTTCCGAGCTAAAAAATTGTCAGCATGTAAAGACTGAATGATATCCGAATAAGCAGCATTGGTTTTGTCATCGTCAGCGAAGATGGTATCTTCAAGAGCTTCCACCACTTTGTCACGACTAGGTTGAGAGCGCTTGAAGTAGGCCAAGGCATAATAATACGCGTTTACAATTTGCTCTGGATCTTCGTCTAATAAACCATCAACGAGGACATCAAATCCGTCGCGACCATCTGCACTAAGTTCTTTCTTTACTTGGTTAGCAAAAGCGTAATTAAGTTTAGGGGTACAAGTAGTGCCATCAATCATTAAATTTTCCATAGTTTATATCTCCTTTGTTACTTTCCAAATTGCGGTTTAATGGAATTATCATTATCAATCTTGGAGCTTGTACCAATATCCGTATTGTGGGCAAAATCAAACATCTTCAATCCATCCACTAATAATTGCGGGTCAATTTCTGACACATCTAATACACCATCTTGGGTATTGCCATCGATGTTGTAAGTGATATTAGCATGTAACAAATTGTTAACCGCTTCAGTTTCAGGTAGACCATTGGGCTTAGCCATACCAAATTCAGCTGGCACCGATTTCACATTACCATTAGCATCTAATTTTGCTTCGTTGAAGTCCATACGCCAAATACCCACTGCGACATCTTTTTCAACCACCTTCTTAAGTCCATCATGGATTTTATCGCCAATTATCCAGTATGAATCAACGACAAAAGTTTCAGTTCGTGACCCAGATGTATGGACCACACCTTGCTTTAATTTAATAGCTGAACTAGCACGCGTGTTGGTTGTGCTAGAAGTCGCTTGTAACCCCAACATTTGAATTTGTGCTGCTTTATCATCCCAAGGAAACTTAATCCCGTATAAAATTTTGTCAGCATTTTTTGTTTGTAACTTTACTCCTGCCATGTAGTGTTTCCTCACTTTCCATAAACGAAAATATCAAATAAATAAGCCAACCGAGTTAACGGTCGACTTTCTAAACTGTTATCACTTAATTTGCGCATTGTCGAGCTATCATATCTAGCTGGCCATTCGGTTAGCTCTAATCGTTGCATAGTATTGGCAACTTGACGGCCTAATGCGTATGCTTGACCAACATTAGCTACATCGGTATAGACATCGACAGCCACAGTACCTAAGAAGTAATCCATAACTTTAATGTCAGTTTGCTCTTGCTCATTCTGCAAGCTGACAACTATCTGTGGGAACTTAGTTGGCCGTTGCTGGCCGAAGTCATATACTGGAACGTTCAATGCTCGCAGGCATTGTTTAACGCTTAATAGCAAGTCTTCCTCCGGTGACATATCAATCACTTCCCAATACTGCCAAACGCATGATACGCTCGAATTCATTATCAAGCCTCATCGCTATTTCCTCGCCGGTAGGCTTCATAAACGGTTCGGCAGCCATTCTATAGGTGCCGTATTCTACATAGACACCATAGTAATCAACGCCGTCTTGACTAGTTATCGGCTTCTTACTACCGCTACCAGCAATAGCTGTCAATGCCCGTTTCTGATCTGCGACTGTTGCCATTGGCATAACAGATACTGACTTGCCGTCGTCACTAAGCTTAATCTCTAGCGACCCTTGCAAGGTACCCGTTGGCTCGTAACCAGACTTACTATGTCCAACTTGTGTGCGCTCTAAGCCTTGTGCAGCTTCTTTTTCGCGTGCACCAGCATTCTTGATAAATGCTTTGCTGAGTGCAACAGCTCGTTGATATTCCTTATTGGCTTCTTCCAGCGCCTCTGGCATCCCGTTACGTGCAAGCCCTCTAGCCGTCTCAAATAATTGATTAAAATAGTCAACGTCAATTGAGAATTTAACGACAGGTATCTTGTCATAGTTATTCGCCATGTAGTATCACCTCATTGTGAATAATGTAGAACACCGTTTGCTTATCATGCTGACTAACTTTTTGAATCTCATGCACCGTATCGTTATCACCTTCAACATATTCACCATCAAGGCCAATCGCGTCGGCCTGATAGCGTCCATAGACACGAATAACCGTTGCGTTGTACACCGTGCCATTTGGGGCAAACGTTAAATTGACCTGTTGCATATTAGCTGGCACTACTTGGCTTTGATAACTCACTTGATGATTAAGGCCGTCGGGGTCTTCATCAAGAAGCTTAGTCAATAAATAAACCTTATCTGGATAACGCATGCCATCACCAACCAATCGCAGTAGCACCGCGCGTTGTATTAGCTTGACCATCTATCCAGGCTTGGAGATCTGGATAGTAAGGTGCTAGATCGTTAACGTTGAACTGAAAAGACAGCCCTTCTTCACTGTGTGACTTTTCACCTTCATTATGAAACTTATTGAACTTAGTTACGGCCAAATTCTCTACAATGTAGTCTAATCCTGGTGGCAATTTTGAAATTCTAACTGAGCGGCCCAGATATAAAACAATGGCTTGCTCTGCATGATCAATATATAGTGTCAGTCGTTCTTTCTCACTATCGGTAGGAGTAATACCTAGTAGAGTAATGACATTTTTCAATGTCTTACTACTGTCCTGTGTGTCACTCATAGAATGCCTCCTGACTATTTACCGGTTTGTGGATCAGCCATTGTTGAAGGTACGATAGCATCAGCACTAGTTACAAACTGCGCCATTGGAATCAATTTATGATCGTAGACTTTTGACCAGTTAGTACCATCAGCTAAGTCAGTCATTGAAGGATAAGTTTTGCCTGGGTTTTTGGCAACAAAGTTACTTTCATTCCAAGATAAACCTTGTGGTGCAAAGACAAACCGACGACGGTTAACAAGATAGTCGATCCCATGGTTTTTCAATGGATCACGGTTAGTTTCAACCGCATTAGTGACTGGCAATTCAGAATAACCAACTGCCCCTTGAGCAAACAAGTAACTCGTGTACTTGCCATTATCAACCGGTAAACTATCGTCAACCACAATTTGGACGCCTTTAATTTTGTCACCAGCATCAGGCGCTTGAATGGCTGTTGGTACATTACTATTGCCATTTAAGACGAAGGTTGAGTTATTCTTAGCGTCAACTAGGTTGGCGTCTTGTAATTGACGGAGAATATCAGAATGAACTGCTACAATGGCCAAGTCTTTATACCGGTCACCCAGCAAGAAACGAGCTTTGTTAAAGTTCTTTAAGCTGAACGTGGTGTCAGTCTTATCAGTCGTAGTATCTAATTGATTGACACTTTTCATGCTGGTTGAACTAAATACCCCTGTGAGAGTTTTTAGTAAGAGCTTTTCATAGACGTGTGACCAATAGTCGCTGACTTGATCACCAATAGCACTTAAGGGGTCGGCTCCTGATAGTTCAGCCGACAAGTCAGTTGCACTCCAAGCTTGATCAAAGCCTAATTTGCGGGCTTGCGCTAAGTCAGTAGTAATCTTGTTGACTAATAGGTCCGTTGTGTCATCTGGCACTTGAGGCTCGTCGTCAGCTAGTGGCTTAAACAGTGGCATATTGGCTACTTTGCCAGCGCCTAGTAATGCTGCAATTTGTGGAACGTTCTGAACGACACCACTCGTAAAGAAAGCGTTGTTTTGTGTTGATTTTTCAGCTAAATAAGCCCCCCAGTTTTCAGGGATTTGCATATCACTTAATTTGGTAATATTGCCATTTACCATAAGTTATCTCTCCTTATTTTCCGACATAGAACGACTGACTAATCGGTTGCGCACTGGCAATTAATTTTTGAGCCTGTTCTTTGTCAGTATTATAAATTTCCGTTTGTTTTGTTAAGTTCCAGCCATCTTCAGACCATGGATTATCAGTCCCTGTTTCTAGTGGTGAAGTATGGTTATCACCAGCAGTGACGGCTTGCTTACCAGTCAATAACTTTTCAGTAGCCGCTTGAACTTGGTCATCAACGTATTTCTGTAATAATCCTAGATTATCGTTTGTTGCATCTTCGTCAGCACCCATAACCAGCGGTAACATGTCAGGGCTAATTCCCTTGTCGAGTAACATTGACTTGGTCTTGTATTCCTGAATCTGAGTTGCTAATTCTTGATCGTGTTTAGCCATATCTGCCTCACGTTGTTTGCGATCAGCTTCAGCTTTTTGTTCAGCGGTCATTTTAGCCCGTTCTTCGGCCTGCTTTTGGGCATCAGCCAATTGTTTTTTAAAGTCAGCTTGCTGTTGATCAAGTTTCTTAGACCACTTGGCATGTTGTTGCCCAATCAATTCATCAATCTTAGCTTGTTGTTCATCAGTAAATGTCACTGGTTCATCAGACGGCTTACCACCTTCGGGGTTGGTTTCCGGATTCTTTGGTTCTTCACTCATTAGATAACCTCCATTTAACGTCTGTCGACTCAATTCGTTTAACGCCCGTCGGCTAAAAAAGTGCATAAAAAATAGACCTTTTAATGCCGTGTCTAGGGCATTTGGTTATTAGTTAAGTTCACTTAACACATCTTTGTAGTCCATTTGTACTGGAATTACATTGCAATGGCAACGTGGATGCAGCGGGGGAACGTTCATTCCCACTACAGCATCTTTGATCTCAACAATTTTTCCATCATGACCCTCGCAGTATTTGCAAACATGAGGATTATCTCGGGTAACAATCTTTAGCTTGGTAAAACCTAAATTGTTGTATTGCTTGGCACACTCCCGAGTCTGAGTTGCTTTGCTCTCAGTAACTAAAATACGCTCCATATCAGCCTTAGTTGACATGTAGCGCTTTTGCATTGCTGTTTCCCATAAATCTTCATTAGGATTAGGCTTGCCAGCAACACCTAGTTCTTTTGCAACAATTTTGCTAATGGAATTAGGGTTGACATGATTTTGCATTTGGAACTTGATAATGTTATCTAAGTCAATTGCTAACTTATTGGCATGTTTGAAGATTAAGTCTAGTGAGGCATTCTCAGGCTCATTTTGAGCGGCCACTCGGTACAATGCACGACGTCGAAGCTGTGTATTGTACCCACCTAGTCCACTACCAGTTAACTTAGTTACCTGTTGAACGATATCTACCTGCTTAGATTGGACCAGTTTGTTAACCTTTAGTCCCATGTTAGCGATGTTCACGCGTGCTTGGGCCTGGGCTACATCTAGATTAGTTTTGTAAGGTAGATTATTTAATAACGTGGCTAAGACTTGTTCTTCCTCGCGATTAGCGTTTTGCTTTAGCTCAAGCACCGCGTCAGTTAGCTCTTTAATGTCGGCATTGTCAGCATCATCTTGCCAGGCTACATGCCTGTGCAGAAAATAGGTTAAATTCTTAACCTGCGCATGATGTGAACGTTCGATAATACTAATCAACTGTTGAAACACCGGATCCTTAACATCTAAAATCTTTGCCAAAGCATGAGCTAATTTATTAATATCCACTAATTATCAACTCCTTGCTGATTAGGCTTTGATGGCCTTTCACCAGTAGCAAATATTCTTCCCAGTCCACCATCACCTTGAGCATAATTACCATCGTCTTCTTTAGCGTCATGTATACCTTCTTTGATGCGTTCTGCTTCAGTGTCAGCATTGATTCCAGTAATTGGCTCAGCCATATCACGAATGGTTTCATCACTGAATTTTCCAGTACCATTTAGCAACGTAATCAGTTGCGCGGTCGCATCATCATTCTTAGGCAAGTTTGGCATGAAGTTTGCTTTAATCATCGTATTCCAGTTGTCAGCACTAATTTGGTTGAGTGTTTGCCAGTAGTTAACACAAGCATTCAGGCGAGCGTGTAAGCCACGTTTAAACAACGTTTCCTGTAGCTTGCGTTCTTGATCACTGCCCCATAGTTTATACGACATAGCCACACCAGAGGCATTGGAAGCAAAGTTTGGATCATTAACATTAGGTGTGTTTGTATACTTGTGAATTTCGTTGATAAGAAAGTTCGTATACGTTGACCAGCCAGCTGCATCATACTGCTTAGTTAGATACTTAGCGTCAGGTTGAATAATATGCTTGGCAGTGGAACCAACGCCGCCACTTGCCGCGAATGGCTCCAAATACCACATATGATTTTTAGGATCAACATTTGGATGAGCTGGTTCAATGATAATTGGCTGGCCATCTTGGCCAATTTTTTTATTACCATTCTCGTCCAGCAAATACTTAGGTTCTGTCATATTAGAGAACTTACCAGTTAAGACAATATTGGCATTATTGAAATCTTCCTGAAAGTCAGCCATCATCGATACACTTTTGTCCAGTGCATCTAGTTGGTCTAGTTCAGGTTCCCAATCACCTAGTCGTTCGTCATTGTTGCGATACTCGGTTAAGGGGACAGTATCAAAGAAGTGTGGCAATGTATCATCCAAGACTGCATTGGCAACGGGTGAATTAGTTTGAGGTAAGCCGCCCTCACTATGGAAGGTAAAAAGCTGACTATCAGTATAGACCTCATAGTGTTCGACCAATTGATTATCTAAGATACCAGTCTGATAATAACGGACACCAACTAGTGGCTTGTGATCGACAGTATCATCATAGATCACAAATGCTTGTTCGGGATCAACTCGAACTAGTCCCAGATCAGTCACTCCGTTTTTAACATACACGAGATCATAAGCTCGACCAGTGATTGATAAGTCCTTAGCTAGCTGCTGGTTGACATAGTCTGCGTTTGAATGACTAGTAAAGTCATTCAAGACATCTTGAAACTTTTCTGCCTGACTATCATCTACCTCTGTGTCATCTTGCAGCTTTAATTGAATAGGATTACCTATCAAATATCCAACTCGAATACTTGTCATATAACGAGCGAACGCTGCCGCTACTCGATTGTTAGCATGGTAGGGATTGTTACTATCCACTTGCTTTTTAATCGCATTGTTAGCTTGGTAGTAATCATATAATGTTTGCAGTCTTGAGACTTGATGATTCTGATGATGGTTAATAAACTGAGAGACAATCTTCATTAGCTCTAATGGCTGTTCTGCAACTGCTGTGTATGTGCCAACTGGCATCGTGTAATCCCGATTGGCTTCACGATCAAAGCGTCGCTTTCCATAAATACTATTAATAATCACTCACTCCCATCTGGCGGCCAATCGCGTATTGTTCGTCCCATTTAACACCTAACGAGCCATCATAATCTCCCATATATTGGCGAACTGCATAACGTAATGCGTCAATTGCGTGGTTATCTTGGTCTTTAGGCTTACTTAATGTATTGCCCATCCGATCACTGTCGAAAACATAACTATTCAACTCACGCCACAGGTTTTTACATTTAGGGTGAACATGAATTTGATATTGCCACAATTGATCAATGCCAGCCTCAACTGGCGTTTTCACGACGCTATCCGCATTGGTAATTCCTAAATCATTTAACTGAGCGGTTCGCTCGGAATTAGCACTATCTGCGTATATCCTAGCTCGCTCATAGCCATTGACTTTCAACCATTCCGCAATATGTGGTGTCGTTTGATGGTAGGTATACATCTCGTCGTAAACCCATAATTGCTTATTGCGTACATCAACAGCAACGGCCACAAAAGCGTTAGGATCATTGCTGAAGCCATAGTCCAGGCCAAATCCTGTTTGCCCACATTCTTGTATTTTGTCCATAGCGTTAAACTCAATTTGTTCAATGTTATCTTCAAATACCAGTCCTTCAGCTACACCCCATTCGCCATCAACAACTGTTTTAGCACGTCTAGGATTAGTTTGATATAAGCTATAGAGCCGCTGTTTATATTCGTCAGAAACGAACTCATTGCATCTAACTGTAGTGGTACGAACAAATGTATCATCACGTGGTTGGTCAAAAAACTCACGCTTTAGCCAGTGGTGCTCATTCCAAGGATTAAACGTGAGCGTTACTTGATAAAAGACTTGTGGATCATTCCCACGTAACGATTCAATCACCGTTTGTAACTTGCTAAATGATTCAATTTCATAGGCTTCTTCTACCCACAACCAACACAATTCACCAGTAGGGACATTAACTGAAGTTAGTTTTAATGGATCATCAAGTCCACGAAAGATGATTTTCTGACCAGTTGGCAAGTAAGTGATTTCTGGCAATGACTCGTTATACTTAAAGTAACGCTCTAAGTGAAAGTCATTAATAGCCTTCTTGCATTCCACGAAGGTGCTGGTCTTGTTAGTGTTGGCATTACGCCTTACAACCAAGATATTTGACCAATGATACTTAACTAACCGGTAGATTAAATTGTGAGCAGTGGTTACCGACTTCTTTGATCCACGACTGCCTTTAATCACTCGGTAAAAGTGATGATCACGCCAGAAATCGGTATAACCATGGCCAATCGTCTTAGCTAAGTTAACTTTGATTTTCATTGCCTTGGATATCCTCCCTATCTGGTGTCAAATTATCGTTAAATACAATCCGAACAGTTTCATCAGTGTTACTTATCTGTTTGGCCTTAGCCTCTGCAATATCTGCTTCAGCCTCAGCTTTACGAATCTGAGCATCATTCATTGACCGGTCCAGAATATCCTTGGCAGCACTAAAGCGTACCATCTCACTACGTGCCTTAAGTAACTTTCTCATTGTGACAATTGCTTCACTAGTCAAGTCAGACAACATAAATTTATTGTATTCATCCTGTGCAACTCGAAATTGTTCATGCGTTTTCCAACCATAAAAAGTGGATTCCGCAACTTGGAGTTGTTCAGCAATTTCTGACTGCTTATATACGCCGGTAAAAAGCAACATAACAGCTTTTTGTTGCTTTTTGGGCAATGAATAAAAAGTCGCCAAAACTCTAATTTTCTCCGGTTTCATTACATACCACCACACCTCCGTTAATTGGAATCAGCCAAAAACCAATTTATTTATAAATTGGTTTGACATTTACAGTCAGTCATACTATCTTTTAAATATTCAAGGGGTTATCCAGTTAATAACCTTTAGGTCGCTGGCGGAAAACAGTGGCCTTTTTATTTTTTGCCAAACTAAAAGCGCCATGCTAGTTTGCACGACGCTTATCGATTAGAATTATTTAGATTGTCAACTGAATTGGATAACTGTGTTATTAAATGAATAATTTCTAAAATATCTGTATTTACACTTGAATTTTCTTTCATCCAAGATTGAATCATTTTCACCTTAGATTGGCCCTCATCTGTTAACGACAACTTGACAAAACGGCGGTCGTCTTTATTAATATTTTGTCTTAACAAACCCAATTCATATAATTTCCGAACCCTCTTGGATACACGAATACTGTCTTGCCCTAAATCAGTGGCTAACTTACTATTTGAAACATTGCTATATCTTTGCAAATAAAATAGTATTGCAACTGACATCATACTAAGACCGTTTCCTGCAGCAAATCCCCGATTAATTTTCTCCAAAAATACATGAAGTTGTCCAAATTTTACTAATGTCTCAAACAAATTCTCATCGTAATTTGTCATAAATACTCCTTCAAAATAGCCTCATCATTTTAACAGATATTGTCACTAAGAAATTATTTATAGTTTTAATTATTTCCTCGGTCGCAAAAAATGTCAAACTTAATTTTGAAGTATTAATCTCGAAAATACATTACACTAACGCAGATAGTTGGAATTGAACCAACGTAACCAGTTTTAATAACTGGTCTCTTCCCAACGAAGACGCCATCTGCATAATTTATTTTAATTCATCCTATCATGCCATTTATACCAAGACAAATTAAATGCATACGCAAATCAACAGCCTTTTTTGCAACCGTCAGCATATTTATTCCCAGATAAAACCAATCGTGCTACAGTAAATAGTGAAGCAGGTAATTAAATTATTTGTTTCAGGTACTTCTTTCTTCCTTTGTATTTACAGTAAGAGCTGAGTTCAATTACTCAGCTCTTTTCTTGTGTATTAAAGAAGGTTTTTGCCCAATCTCACTATTTTTTAACTTAAAATCATCATACTTAACAACTACCAATTTAACATACTACTAATTTATCACGATTATAGAAGTCAAAAATGCCAATTTAGTGCCAATCTAATCAACTTCATATAGTCCGAATCCTTTTGCACAATCCTCAATAAATTTATTTTTTAATCTGAATGCATTGCGCCGACTAACGTTAATTAAACGATTGGCAATCAAGCCATCTAAGGTATACTGCCGATGTTTTTTAAAATATAGCTCGTTGATTATTACCTCAGTATCTTTTCCAACGCCATCTAAACAATCATCAATTACCAGTCGTTGCCGTTTGAGCGCATTAATACGACGATCTTCGTCAATAGTAATCAAAGTGTCTAACGTTTGATTACTCTCCTTATACTGTGCTCGACCTCCCCCAACATTATCATCATTAGCAATAGTCGGATAACGTAACTCTTGTTCTCGTTCCTCAATGTACTTATCAATTTTGGGATAATCACGAAGAATATCTTCTACTTTTCTAATCGTTGATCGTTTCATTACTAGTTCCCCTTTCAGACATCTGTAATCAGAATAAGTTGTTTTTTAGGTTTGCCAAATTTTAAAATATGGTTTATATTGTAAATGCTTTAATTCCTAGTTCTGCACCCTCCTCAACAGGTGCAGAACTTTTTTATGTTAAAGGATAACTTCTTAATTCAGTCAAGATGCATCACGTTGATTCAGCAATGTCAGTGTTAAGCTTGCAAAAAAATAATTACGATACTATATTGATGATGTGGGTTGGCCCACTCGTTAATCATCAATTTGGCTCCTTAGCAAAAAGCTAAGGAGTTTTTTGTTAATTTCGTGACATACAAGGCCTTCAAGTTTACTATATAAACTGTATATAAAAAGAGTGGGAAATAAGGGGAATGTACAAATGTTATCAATACGATTCAAAAGAATTTTGACCTCAGTTCAAGCGAAACCAATTATCAATGTATTAATTATTTTAGTGCTAGCTTTTGTCTCATCTTATCCGGCTTTTACTGGACATTTCTTTGCATTAAGCAACGATGGCGCTATTCACCTCGCACGTTTGGAATCACTTTATCAAGCCTTCAAGGTTGGGCGCTTACCCAGCCTCGTCAATTTCATTGGGTTTAACAACAGTGGTGTCGCTATGAACGCAATGTATCCATGGCTAACCATGATGATTTACGTAATCCCGAGATTACTTATTCAAAGCCCAATGCTAGCGTTAGCCTTGGGCTTCTTCATAATGAATACCATCACAATAACTAACTCTTATCTATTGGCAAAGTATCTAGGCCATAGTCGGTTAATTACGCTGTTAGGTTTGATTACTTACCAATTTAATGCTTACCACTTTCAGTTAATGTATACACGTGTAGCAATTGGAGAAGCATTTGGATACGCGTTTTTGCCATTGGTAATATTAGGCTTATTTAAAATTTGGAACCGTGAAAAAAGTGGTATCTTCTGGTTATCCATTGGTATGAGTCTTGTTGCCAATTCACACGTATTATCATTGATGATGTTCACTATACTGGTTGGAATTCTAGAAACCATACGCTTATTTTCTCGGAAGATGGATCTGAATGAGCTAAAATATCTAATGCTAAGTGTTGGCCTCACAATTTTAATGTCGTTTTATTCACTTTTTAATGTAATAGATTGGATTCTTCACAATAAGATGGTATCCCCAACTCCCGCTTTGATTGGTTTGGATCCTAATCATGAATTCTCACGAATCCTAAGCAATGACATCACAGAATCAGCAACTGGTGCACATATGGGAATCGCTATCACATTTATTCTTATTTATTTATTGGCACAACTTTTGAGTAAAACCACCGGTTCATGGCGTTACTGGGCGATTGGTGCTGGTAGCATCTTCATATTGGCACAGAATTGGCTTCCCACATATAAGTTAATCAATACCCCTGCTACGCTCATACAATTTACCATGCGTTTTTTAACTATAGTAGCTATGGGAACAACAATTGCCTTAATATTATATTTAAATCACAACAACTGGCACATGCCTGCAACTGCCATTTTTATTAGCTTATTTGTGATTATAATTGGTTTAACTGGTGTCATACAATTCCATAGCCAGAACAAAAGTAACTATCTATGGTCACTAGCTCACCATCATTCAAGTTTCATAGTTAATCAATTTCAGATACGACATCTCACTTCAAAAAACTACTATAAAAATGTTCAGCGGATGGACGTGCCAGATTATCATTTAAAAAAACCAAATGTTGAATGGGCAATCAAACATGCTCTAAAAAGAGACTTGAATTTCAAAAACGCTAATCGTCTAAATAAAAAGACTGTAGCGTTTGACCATAAAAGCAGAGCCAAGTTTAAATTCATCTCTGCTAATGACCAACAGATTAGCTTTAAATTGCATCAAAGCCATACAAAAGCTTTAAAATTACCTGTTATTGGTTATAAAAATGTTAATTATCAGATTAAAGTAAACAACCACCTTGTAAAATACGCGCACTCACAAGGTCAGCTAAAGGCCAATTTACCTGCAGGGTACAACAAAATTACAGTTTCAATTGCCAATAACTCTCGTCATGGATGGGCATTATTTATTACGTTGTTTGCGTATATAGCAAGCTTGTTAATATTTTCATCACATTGGCGTATTGGTACTCGACATTAATCATTAATTCTGAGTGGTCCAATAATCAGTCACCTTAATTGGTGGCTTTTTTGTTGTGTCCTTATCTGGGCGTTATGGTTATCATGAGGTGCTATATTTATGGAACCTGAGCTTGTATTTTTTGATAAGAGACACAAGACGACTTGTCCAAAGTGCCATCAAACACTTTACGTACTAACCAACATTGTAATGTGTCCTGCTTGTCACTATTATTTCAATATCAGTAAACGCAGAGTTGTTAGATCATCTTGTACAAAATCGCATAAATACTTTTAATTAAAAAGCAATTTAGCGAATGTTAATTATGTCTAACAGATGAGCCACCCATTGTGGTGGTTCTTTGTTGACCAATGATATTGTTACGTTAACTAGCTACACCATTGTATTTTTAAGCAACCAATTCAAATCGTAAGGCAATTAGTTCGTTCTCAAAATAAATTCGACCAAGCCTACTTCTTAATCACTCGGAATTGACGACCGTTTACACTGATGTATTGACCAACTTTAACCGATTCATATTGACGCTTTGAAACAGACAAGCGTTTGTGTTTTCCGTTAATCGAAATAGTTAACACATAGCGCTCTGATCTGTCATGATGAGTTACTGCCCCCATATACCAGAACGGATAATAAGAATGTCCATAAATTGATTGATGACTGGTGTTGAAACCTGATTTGGTGCCGGGCTTAATTGTTTTGACAGCCGACACTGTTTTTCCAGTACTAGTAGTGTGTGTACCTTCCCTCTCTGTTACATGAATGTTTGTATGTCCAGTAGTATCGTGACTTGCATGCCCACCCTTAGCAGCATGTCCAACTGAAGGATGCCCGCCAGTCGATACATGACCACCACCAACATGTGCAAACAGCGGAACTACTTTAGGTTCTATCATCGCAACTTTGTGATTGAGATGTTCCTTAAATATAACTTTGCCTTGCATGCTGCTAAAGTTGTTAGAGCTATTAGTACATCCTGCCAATATTAATCCGCATACTACTAAAATTGAAGTCATTGTAGTTTTCTTCATTTCCAATCCCCCAAAACCTTCATCGTCCGACTACATTACCTGTTAATTTGTTTCTTTCTAATGATCATACTGTAACACTCTCCTTCATAAATACCAGCCAGTAGGTCTTGCCTCGCTTGTTCCCAAATAAAGGCTGATAACCAATAGCATCTAATAACTCACTTAATTTGATCTGCTCTTCATTCCATTTGAATATCAGTGTTCCATGCGGTTTTAAAACTCTCATACATTCGATAAAACCTTGACGTAGATCAAAAGGCCAAATTTCGTCCAGAGTACCATACTTCTTGGCCAACCACGAGGATTCACCAGCATAACGCAAATGTGGCGGGTCAAACACCACCATATAGAACGAATTATCAGCAAATGGCATATCACGAAAATCACCAACCACATCCGGTTTAATCTCAATTACCCGATCATGGCTAGAATTGTTATCAGTAGCCGTAACCGTTTCATTCCGCTTATCCATGTAGGTCACAGCCGGATTGTGCTTATCGAACCAGAACATGCGGCTACCGCAGGAAGCATCTAGGATATATTTCATCATTTGCCCTCCATTGACTCTGCCATCGCCATGATCAGCGGGTAATCTTCCCACGCTACTTCCGACTCATCTGCGTAGCCCATAGCCTCACAGGCCGCTTGTATGGCCCATGCCGGTATTTCAGCATCCATATCTAATCCCCCTTGTCATTCGGGTCAACGTCATACCAGCCCTTAGCGCACATCAATTTCCAGCGATAATCATCACTCTTGATCACATGGTTTAAGTGCTCGCAACGCTTGAATGCATCGCCATACCGCTTATAAATTTTTGGGTAGTTTTTCATGATTTCGCCTTGAAAGGTCAAAACGACCATGTAGGCCACTACCGCTTCTTTACCCAATACCATTGATAAACTTGTCATCCTTGTTCAATCTCCTTAACCTCAATCTCAATCCTCGGCTGCCGGCCATAACGTTTACTAGCAACAATATCTGTTATCAGTGCGTCATCTTGCCAGTAAATACCGTGTAATGCGTCAAGGAGCGACTTGATATAATTGTCTAAATCTGGCTTAACGACCGGTAAGTGTCTGCCGTCAATCCGGCGCTGTTTTTCGACCTGAGACAAGCTTTGTTGTACCGGTCGATAAAATACCAAGGTAACTGCCAAACTGCCTGACAACGGCTGATGTCGATACGTGAGCATAGCTTCCTCAGCGACAGTCTGTTTGAATTGCTTGACTGCTTTAGGATCATACAACCGAATCGATCGACCATAGTGCGTGGCTCGCGGTCGTTGCTGCTGAACTGGCGTCAGCATGAAAGTATGCTTAATCATGTTTATTTTTCAGCCCCGGTACCCAACTAATGTAATAGCCATTAACGACCCCGTTAGACATACTGGCCTGTCTAATCGAAAACTCTGGGGCGTCAATCTTCTCGCATAATCGTACCAGTGTTTGATAGGCGATCACTTCGTCAGGATTGTTATACTTCTCAGCACGCCAGTAACCGTTATTCAGTGGCAGGCTGTATTTGTGGACTAAATCCTTTACCCGCTTGAATTCAATTGCCGTGCTTTCGGCTATCTGCCTGAGAGAATGTTTGCCATGCTTATGTGCTTGCCGAATGGCTTTAATATCTTCACGTTCTCCCTGCTTCGGATCTTGTTTCATACTGGCTAGGTAGGTCGCATCATCCCATGGCTTAGTTCCAGGCTTCACAAGTCTAACTGGAAACGGCCATTCACCAGATTTGTAGTTATGCTGCGTAAGCTTAAACATTTCCGGTTCCGGCCCCATTGCTAGTGGGTGATCGATATCGGGTAGATCAGCGTTAATTACTAGCACCTGTGTTTCAGTCATGCGCTTACCTCCGTTTGCAATCCTTGTCTAGCTTGCTCTAGATCAATAAAATACTCGGCTGGCTTACCCCAACATTGGGTCAAATCAAAATTTAAGCCATCCCGCTGATATTCAATAATTAAAACCTCGAGTGCAAATAGCTTGTACTCATGAGCACAAACCTCATCTTGCGCACTACCACCGGCCTTTAAATGCTGCTTCATGCGCTGCTTAGTCCAATGCAACGCGGCCGGTTCATAGACATGGTTAGCGGCTAACTTGACTAATTGATTACCCCAATTCATTTAGCTTCCTCCTGACTGTTCATGAGCGCTAGAAAATCCTCGTCACTCATATCGTCCTGCTGGTTATCGCTTGAGTTTGGCTTATCCGTCTGAGAAGCGCCATTTTGCGCCCATTTTGGAATAATTTCCTTACGGCCGTTTGATGCCTTACCCTTTGGCTTTGGTGGTGTCATATCGTATTCGTCCATCCATCCTCGACCACCCAGCCAGTTTTCTAAGCTTTTTGTGTAATACTCACCTGTGCCGTGTAGCTTTAAATAAGCCTTATACTCGTTAATCTTGGCAACAATGGTCTCTAAGCTAGCTCCCTCAACCTTGGCTGCATAATAAGCGTCATAAGCTTTTTGAAAATCACGCTTTTTCGGGTAGATGGACCAAACCTGTTCAGTAAATTCTTGTTGAATACGGTCACGAAGATCACGCGGTTTGGTTTTATTTGTTTTGTTATTATTTGATTTACTTTGTTCTGATATACTATGGGGATTGTCAGCGATGTTTACTTCGTTTCCAACGTTGGAAACCCCGTTATCAGTATTGGAAACCCGTGGTAAACGATATTTATTAAGAATTGAGCTATCTTTCTTCTGCCGAGAAGCTAATTTATAGTTCTCTTGAATTCGCTTAGACGTTAAGATTTTTTCTTGCTTGAACATCTCAGCGTCGAAAAACCCTACCTCACTTGCTTTTAAAACCACGTCCTGTACTGCGCTTTCCTTGGCACCAATATCATCAGCCACCAAGAACCGCATATCAGCATCCCACGTCATGTAATACCCTTCATCTTGATAAATATTACAGAGCAGGCAGATTAGTACAGCAATCGATTGGTTTCCACAAGCGCGCATGATTTTACGGACCTTAATGTCACGCAGAAAATCTACATCTAAATTGAAATAGTCAATTCCCTTCTTAATTGGACGGGCCATCTCGCACCTCCTGTCCTTACTAGTGGGCCTTTCACCCGCCCGATGGATTCAGTCACTGCTGTTCAAGCCAATTCGAAGATTAATTAAAATGGTAGATCGTCATCGCTGATATCAATCTGGTCGCCATTGTTGTCATAGGTTGAAGTATTCGCCGGTTGGGTGTTAGCTGGTGTATTTGTCGTATTACCATTAGGCCGCTTAACACCGTTGGACTTACTACCTTCAGGGTCGACTTTATGATAACCGTACACTTGTAAGTAAACATTCCCCTTGCTATTGGGGTCACCCCATTCAGCATCAACTGCTAAAGTTCGATTAACAACGCCATTTGCAATTTGATTTAGCGTATCAATTGGGGCGCCGTCTTTGACTCCAACTGCTACTAAGAAGGTATTAAACCGCTTGACAGTCATGTCAATGTGGTCTTGTTCATCATCCCAAGTCATAACTTGATAACGGATTTGTCCACCTTTATACTTACCATCAACCACTTCATAGTCCAGCGTGAGCTTCTGTTGGCCCCGGCCTGTTGTACCAACCTCGGCTTTAACGATTTTTACATTATATTTGCCAGCCTCTTGTACCCCCACACCAAATACGTTGTTTGAATCTACTGTAAATAAACTCATAATTTTTCATCTTCCTTTTCTGTTTGAATTAACTCTGCTGCATGGATCAATCGACGGTCATAAAGCCGGTTTTTAGCATGGTTACCTTGTTCAGGATCCAAATCAATCAGGCGTTCACCGTCTTTGATATAAATGCGACCGACCAAATCAAACATGCTCGTAAACGCATTAAACGTCTTCTCATTCATATCCGCTGCAAAGCGTCCAGCACCGTTTATACCATTAGTCCCGTTATCCACCTGATGAGCAGTCGTATAAATCGTCTTACCACTCTCTTTCAACGTGGTACCAAGTTGACGGAACCAGAGCTGTAGCTTCTGATAATTTTGACGATTATCCTTAGACGCATTGTCAATATTTTCCAAAACTAAGTTCTGCAAAGCAGTAACGTTATCCAGAACAATCGTACTGTACTTGTCCGTCGCAATGATCCTAACTAACAAGTTGGAAAACCGCTGTTGGATCTGTGGTGCGTCCTTTTCTTCAAACATGACCACATCCATATCCTTATCACCAATCAAGACATTACTAGATAGATCAAAACTAAATAACAGCTTATGACCTGGCATGTCTTTAGCAATCGTTGTCTTACCAGTACCGCCATCGCCATAGATAAAGTACATGTTGGGTATCTTTGGAATATTCCCATCTGCATAAAACTTCATAGTCAATCACTCCTTGGCTTTGACGTTCACCTTTGCTGGCTTAAGCGCCCCACTGTAGGCTGGCAATACCTCGCCATCAGCGTTAACAATTTCGCCTTTGGGCGTTACAACTAGTGAACCATCGGCTAAGCGTTGCTTAATCTCGGTTTCATTAACCGACTTAGTTGTCTTCAATAAGCTTTGGTCAAATTTTTCATACATTGCTGTGACTTGCTTAGGAGTAGCCATCTTATCCCGGCTCAAATCCCAATTACGACTGCTAGCAGGGTTAACTTGTCCCATCGTGAATTTGTAGTAATCAGTCTCAACTACTTCACAATCACGCATTGCCATTCGCTCAAAGTCGTGCATCTGCTCAATTTTTAACTCATCGTCCTTAAGCAATGATGTTAACTGCTTAACCAATTGTTTTGGTTCTTCAATGACCATTTTTATTGCGCCGATTTCTTGATTGATTTGTTCAATCCACTGCTCGGCTTCATCTAGTGACAATGGTTTCTGTGTTAGTTTTTCCATATCACTCATCCTCCGGATCAGCAAAAACGCCATTTTCAATCAACTCTTCCTCGGTAGACACATCATCACGCCAGCCTTCCGCAGCTTCTTCTTGGTCAATTAACCAACTATCGTAGCCGTTCATTTCGTCCACCTCCGTATTAACGTGACCAACTATTGTTTTAGCGACTGTTTCGGAGTAAAATGAGACTTGAAATAAAAAAATTTGTTGTGTGTATGAATTTTAGCTGCATGGGTACTGCCAATACTCAAGCAGCTTTTTTTGTACTCAAATTTGTACTTTGGCAATACTTTGCGTGCTTCCAACTATCTCAGCCTCCTGACTAAAAATCTTGTACAGTTCATCAATCGTTACCTGTTCAAAATGAAGCCCACCGATATTAAACGTGAATTTTGCCATTACATTTCATCCTCTCCAAACAGTGCTCCCCATCCAGAATTATCAGCAACAATTAAAATAGGTGCTGCTGCAACACAACTAATTGCTAATACCACTTTAACGAATTCCAACATATGTTCTTCCTCCTATGGATTAAGCATCGTGCGTGTGTTTATGGCTGTTTTTAATAATGAAGTTTTGTCTCTTCCGCCAAGCAACTACTTGCGACCATTCATAGCGTCGCGGACCCAATGCAGTATCTGAAGGCAATGGATCATGTTCACGTTTAGCTAACCGAGTGATCTGTGCTGGTGAGACATTCCAAATTTCAGCCAAGTCCTTATTCCTTAACCATTCCGATTTTCGCTTTTTAACTGGCATATTTTTTCGCGTCTGCAGATGAATTACCTGTGGCATAATTAACTCCCCCTCTACTTGATGTACGATTTCATTTTCCAAACCTTCTCACGCTGTCGCATTAAAGCTGGCAGCGAAAAGCCATATTCATTGCATATACCAATAACAGCGTTATATCCGATAAACAGTGCATCCAAGACTTGATATATTGCTTCTTGTGGATCCTTAGTATCACTAACGTGGCCCGCTGGAGTTTCAAATTCATCTTGCGAATTGGTTAATGCATCTATTCCTTGACTAAGCTCACGAATGGTCCGCGAACCGAGCGCTTCAACATCCAATTTCAAGCCATCACCGTTTGCAATCGGTGGTGTAATTCCAACTAATTCATGTGCAATATCCAACGCTAATAGTGGCTGGTACTGCTCAGGGATTGAATTAAGCAATGTCCGTACATTTTCATATGGCAATTTCGCCACACCACTCGATAGCTTGGAAATCATTGGTTGTGAGTACCCTGCCTTCTTTCCAGTTTCAGTGACCGTTTGTTTAGCAAGATGCATAACCTTCGGTAAACTATTCTTAACGCTGACCGAACTACGTACTACAATATCAACTGACATATATTCCACTTACTTTCATACTTACTCATTTTTTATAACGTGACTTAATCGCATAATGTACTTATTAAGAGTTAATCATTTCATAGAACTCGTTTCGGTCCCCATCGTGAATCATGGTTACTAGTTCTTTAAGATCAGTTTCTGACATCCAGAATGTCTTAGCATTAATTAGACTCGGTGACACCGCTGGGAGCAGTTTGATGATCGAATCGACAAGTTCACGTTTGTGATTTTTAATTGCCTGCATGTTATTTCCTCCGTTCTTTGAAAATTAAATATTTGCTTTTAACAACTCGAATATTTGACGCGCTTCATCAATGTTGCTCTCGTTAATTTGATATACGTTAGACACACCTAAATGGAACCTAATAATCGTTTTAACTGCGTCTGACAATAAATAAGCTTTTGGCGGCAATAGCTGCGTTTACCTCTGATTGGACCATTTCGTGTAATTGCTCTTGCGTAACTTCCATTACTTAGTCACCTCCACTGATAATTCATCTGTGGAAACTCCCAATGCACGGGCAAGCTTTTTTGCCGTCTCGTATGTCAAATTAGTACCTGATTCAATTGCACTGATTGTCGTTTGTGGTACTCCACTTTTATCAGCTAGTGCTGATTGACTGAGGCCCAATTTCTGCCGTAATTCTCGAATCCTTAATGTATAAGTCATTGGGTATCTCCTTTCTAGTTAACTATATATAATTAACTTATTTTTACCATAACCGATATATCAGTTATTGCCAACTATATATCGGTAAAAGTTTTTTTAATTTCATTTAGAATAGAATTAACAATATATCGTTAGGAGCATTCACTATGCAAACAGATGGTCAACTTATTGCGACAAGACTAATTTCACTAATAAATGAACAAAACTTAACTATCAACCGCGTTGCTAATCTATCCGGTATGAAACAGTCAACTCTAAATTCTATTTTTTCCGGACAAAGTAAGCGCCCAACAATTACTACAATCCGTAAGGTATGTGGAACCCTCGGGATCAGTATCCACGACTTCTTCGACTTCCCGCCTTACAACGAGGTGGAAAAATAATTTCTATAGACTTCTCACTTAGAAAGGTGGTTAAAAAATGTTAACAGCCACGATTTATTTTTTAGATGGTGAAACACTAACTCTAAACGTCCATGATTTTGTTTGGGGAATTCGCACTGCGTCAATTAATGATCGGCCTAAGAAAATTTCTAAAAAAAACTGGGAAAAGATAACATACGATTTTCCTAACAAAGACGAAATTAATGGTCCGTTTGAACTGAACGAACATATTAAGCTTGGATTAGTGCCAAGTATCACCAAACTTCTAAACAACTACACTTTCTTTTTCACTGATGACGACCCTGGCACCGTGTTTGCCAGCTCCAAAGTGGTAAAGATTGTCAGCCGTTAACATTTAATCCGAAGAGTTGCTATTTGCGGAAGCAACTCTTTTACTTGTTCTAAATCTTGCCTCTCCGCTTCAAATTTCATAACGGGCTTATCTTGTTTCATTTTGCCGCCTCCTTTGTCAATTTGTATGCTTTCGCCGATATGATACGTTTAGTATCTTTATCTGGCAAAAAAATATCAGGAAACAAAATTTCTGGTTTAACCTCAAAGAGATATGAAAATTTAGCAATTAATTTGCTACTAGGGTTGCGTGATCCATTTTCTATACTTCTAACAGTTATTTCCGCAATATCAAGTAATTTTGCAACACTGTTTTGAGACCAACCATTCCTATTTCTTTCTGCAATAAGTCGCGCACGCTTCATTTTTTGCACCTCCAAATGTGATACATAACGTATCAACACCTGTTATAATAAACGATACTTTAAGTATCGTCAAGCGCTTTTCGGAAACTTTTTGTATCATCGATTGAAACCGATACACAACGTATCTATACTGATACATATAATATCAATCAGAAAAGGGATGATACTATGGCATCTTCAGGAATCGGGAACCGTTTAAAAGAGTTACGAAATATGCAAGGCAAAACACAAGATGAGGTTGCAAAATCAATTGGTATCAGTAGAGCTCGATATTCACATTTAGAAAATGAGCGTAATGAACCCGACAATGAACTATTAAAATTACTTGCTAGCTATTATCAAGTATCCACTGACTATCTTCTTGGAAATAACGAAAAAGATCATAAATCACCAGACTGGGCTACCGAATCCGATCGTATTGACTTGGACAAGTTACTCCAATCAAATACCCCTATGGGATATGGCGGAATGAGTATGGCACCTGAGGACAAAGAGAAGGTCCGTAATGTTATTGAAGGTATTTATTGGGATCGTTTAAAAAAATTACGTGAAGAAGGAAAAAAGTAGGTGTTTGCATGCGATACGACACGTATCTTAAGGTAGAACAACTTGCGCAATCTTTTGGAACGTATGATCCATTTACGATTGCAGATAGATTGGGATTCGAAGTCCACTTTGAAGACATTGGGGCAAATATGGGCTTTTGTACCCATATCCTAGGAGTTACAGACGTTGTTATAAGCGATAAGCTTTGTGATTCGCCTGGCCATATACCAGTAATGGCGCACGAATTATGCCATGGCATTGAAGATACAACTTGTGTGGCATGGTACACCTTGGGCGATTATCAAAAGAACAGCGTTGAGTATAAAGCAAATGCTTTTGCTTGCCAAGAATTGATAAAACTCTATGAAGAACAATACGACCAATTACCAGATAACTTCAATGCATTAAAAATAGCATATGGACTACCAGACGAGTTCATTGAATTTTTTATAACTGAATAGTACCACTTCGTAGATAAAAACATGAGATTGAGAATAGAAATTCAGACAATTATGGGGAATTCTTTTTTGAAATTGCGTTTATTATATTTTTTCTGTTCATTATCTACTATTCATATCGAAATAATCATATAAATAAAGCATTACGAATAAGTTCAATTATTTTTACAAGTATCTTTGCTATGTCATCGTTAATTCGCCCTTTTACAAGCAATCGTTCAAAAAATATTTTTACCGATAGGAGAAAAAACATTGGCATTAAATACAGGAACATACAGTACACATGTGTTTGACTTTAACATTGTAGTAGGTATCATTTTCTTTATAGTGCTAATCATCATGTTAGCTTACTGGATTTTCAAACGAAAGTAGCATCCTCGCCCACTATTAGCTTAGCGGGCAACATGCGAGTGTAGTTCAACGGTAGAACAATTTCCCCTCGTTTCGATACCCCGAAACCACTATGCAGGTTCAACTCCTGCCGCTCGCTTATATCGTCTCTCCCCCAAAAATAGAAACGAGGTAATGAATATGGGGAAAATATATACAGACGTTTATAATATCAAGCACGAGAATTGTACAATTGTCAATACTCTACATTCTTTTCAACGTATTTTTATTATCGAAGATGCTCACGGATCTAGGTTTACCTGTTTAAAGGATGATCCCCCCATGCTGAATAAATCGAACACCCATTGGAAACATGCTAGTCCCAGAGACGCCCCCGAAGATTATGCTGTACCTTACAACAAGCGAAGTTAATTTTTACATCTAAAATAGCGAGACATCAGATAACAAGTTGGTGTCCCCCTTATGCGAGCGTAGTTCAATGGTAGAACACTATGTCCCTTCTCTTTCACTAATACTATTATGCAGGTTCGACTCCTGCCGCTTGCATTGTACGTTAACAGTAAATAATTATGGAGGCACCCATGAATATTGATATCACAAAACTATTAGATTGGGGATTGATAGTACTATCTCTTTACTTAGTTGTAGATACACTTCTGCAAATAAATCATAACAATGCCTATGTCATGTTTATAATAGCTATCAAATTAATAGTTGCCATCATTGCAGGATTATTTGGTATGTACACAACTTTTTACAACATCTATTGAAACCTTTGCTAACATGCGAGCATAGTTCAACGGTAAAACAATTATTTACTCGTTTCTCACAGATCTCCTATCCTATATTTATGTAGGTCCGACCCCTGCCGCTCGTATTAACCGGAAAGAAGGCGTAATGCTATGAATAATGAAATCTCAAAATACGAGTTAATTTCCACAATGAAGAAAAATATACAGACATTTATAGATTCGGAAGCTGTGTTATATCTTAAAAAAGATTCATATTCGACAGCAGAGTATGACCGTATGCTAACAGAAATAAAGAACGATTTGAAAACGCGTCTATTGCAAAAATAATTATGAACTCAGTAAATAAGAGTCAGCATCTGCTGGCTTTCACGCGAGTGTAGTTTAGTAGTAAAACGACAGCCTTCCAAGCTGTAGTCGCGGGTCCGATTTTCGTCACTCGCTTTGACCATATTAACGATCAAAAATTCAGAAAAAATAAAAATATTGGAGGAGTCTAACAATGAGTGAACCTGAAGAAGCCACACATAATGCTAAAGTGATTTCGTTTATTAATATGAAGGGTGGAGTTGGAAAAACCACACTTTGTATTGGACTTGCAACTTGCATGAGTAATACAGGGAAAAAGGTCCTAGTAATTGATTCTGACCCTCAATTCAACGCAACTCAATCACTTCTGGATGATTATAAAGCTAAGGAAACACAAGCCATCATCCGATCGGAAATACAACGTTTAAATTCCGAAAATTCATCTACAGTTCACACTGAAGATGATATCGATGAAAGCGAATTTAGCTACTACAATCAAAAAATTCTCGATTCCAGTGGTGAAGGTTCGTCAACAATTTATAGGCTATTTCAACAAACAATTTCTCTTGGACATCCATTTGAAATGCCAGGAAAAGAAATTCTTACATCCCTCAATGATAATTTGGATTTGTTATGTGGTGACTTATCATTGGTATTAGCCAATAAAACAGCTGATTACAACCTTTCAGGCCGTATCAAAAGATTCATCAAGAATAATAAATTGAAAGAAAATTATGATTATATTCTTATTGATTGTCCCCCTACTTTAACTATCTATACTGATGCGGCTCTACTTGCGTCAGATTATTACGTTATTCCAAATAGGATTGACCGATACTCGATAATTGGCATTGATTCTCTTGAGAAGTCTATTGATAATCTTTTTGACGAAAGTGATACAAAGCTTCCTTGTCTTGGTATAATTTACACTATGGTGCCAGCAAATATGGGTAAAAAGCAAAAGAAAATTCAATACAGTTTCGAATCGAAAAAGGTTGTTACAAGCCTAGATATCTTTTCAACTATTAGCCATAAAGTAGATGCAATTCAGAATGGACGTTCTGGAACAAACCCCATGTCCTACTCAGCATCAAAATCTGATATCCAAGCTATTTTTAGCGAACTACAAAACAGAATCGAGGAAAGCCAGAAATGAATGATACCGTTATTATTTACACAAATGAACTTAAAAATCGAATTGTTCCTAAATACAAACTAATTGGCATGGTCTCACAATTAATTTTTTCAATTTCTATTTTTAAAACTAACCATGAAATTGAACCATTTCTATTAAGTGTTTTTGGACTAACATTCAAGCCCTATGTACTTAAATCTCGTACTTTGGTGGTTGCCAGAGTTTCTAAGGAAACATCTAAATCGACAAGTAATGAACTTGAACTCATCAAAAAAAATTTGTATAAGTACTTGACTGAAAACTTAAGCGAGGAAAAGAAACTTGAACCGATTATCACGCGAGGTGCTCATTAAATCAAAAGTTGATTTATCAGAATCAACTGAATTAATCAATAAATTTGCAATAACACATAATTTTAAAATAACTCAGGAGGACGCAGATTTTTTTCAGTTTATTCTTAAAAAAACACTATTTTTAAAAATGATTTGTTTATCAGGAAATCAAAATGAGATTAGAAATCAAATGGTCTCTGATCTCATAGAAATGATTAAATACACAGTTTTAACTGATAAACGGCCTTATTATTTGTCACTAAGATCGTTTTCTGAAAACTATATACGTTTATTAGAAAACACTCCGTTTTCAAATGATCATATTACTCTCAATGTTATTGAATCATTTTTTGAACATAATACAGCAGTCATTGATCAGACTGCTTATTCGTTTTTCAAATCTGAGTACCGTGTTGCTTCAACTGTTATTCATTATCACGACACGACAACTGATCTAAAACAGTTTGTATCAACACTGTTAGAGTCTTCTTCAAAAGATACAAAAACATACGAACGATTCACACGTTTATATGCAATATTGGAACTCGCGTTTATCAATCAAATGGGAGAAACTATATATTTTTCGTTTACACGCAGATTAGTCGTACTGAAGTATCTGCTTTCTAAAAAATCATTTCAATCTATAAAAGATAGTATTGATAATTAGGCCCCCTTGGGCTTTTATTTAGAAACAAAAAAGAACATACGTTTGTGGAATAGACCATACCTAATTATGAAAGGATGAATCATCATGGCATCGTTTTGTCAGTATGAATTAAAGAATGGAAAAAAACGTTGGGAATTTTGGGCGTATGCCGGAGTTCAAAAAGGAAATGGTAAACAAAAGTTGGTTCATCGTCGTGGTTTTAAACTAAAACGGGAGGCCCAAGACGCATCAAAATTAGTTGAAGCCGAAATCATCCACAACAATCGGTTGGCAGACAATAATGCAAGCATGACACTTGGAGAATATCTTGATTACTGGATAGATAATTTAAAGGTAAACGTTAAAATGGACACGTTACGAATTCATCAACGAAACATTGACTATTATATCAAGCCAAGAATTGGAGAATTTCCACTGTCTGATTATTCTTTCAATGATCATCAAAAGTTTATCAATGGACTATTTACTGAGAAAGGTGTTGGCCGTGCTAAACAAGGCTACGCTTGGAATACCGTTCAGTCCATCAATCAGACACTATCAAACTCACTTAAAAAGGCTGTGACGCTTGGCTATATAAAAGTAAACCCAGCGACAAATGTTGAGTTTGATCATCAGTATGAGCCTCAGCAGCGGAAATTAAGGTACTACACTCGTGACCAAACGGATAGATTTTTAAAATTTTCACAGTACGAACAAATGTACATCTGGTACCCTTTCTTCCTTTTAATGTTCGATTGCGGTCTACGCATGGGTGAAGACATGGCACTCCGTTGGTCCCGAATTGACTTCACACACCAAACCGTTAACATCGATGTAACCAGGATCTACAACGCCGAAACTCATGTTAACGCCGTCGGAATGAAGGACCTCTTGCTAGACACCCCTAAAACTAAAAAGAGCATCCGGAAAATTCCAATGACTGATCGTGTGTACGTCGCCCTAAAAGACCTCTTAAGGAAGCAGCGTAGTGAACGAGATGTTATTCAGCTAAAGTACAACCATGATATTTTATCAGATCTAATCTTTATAAAGCCAAAGGGTCGCCTTAACGGGTATCCTATCAGCCAAACTGGCATTCAAATTGCTATGGCAAGAATTTCAGAACGTGCTGGTCTTCCACACTTAAACGTTCATGGTTGCCGACACACGTACGGTGTCCGTCTCCGTGAATCAGGAGTTAGTCTGGAAGATATTAAAGACTTAATGGGACATTCTGACTTAGGAACTACTAGAATTTATGCCGAAATTACTCCAAAGGTTAAAGACGAAGCTGTCAGTAAATTAAACAGCTTTTTACAAAATTAGTCCTATTTTTGAATAAAAATTGCGATATCTTCACCATTGTCTTCACCACAAAAACGCATCACCACCTTTTTACAGTGATGATGCGTTAAATCAAACCCGTGATAATCATTGATATAACAGTGTTTCTACTTCAAATCAGAAGTATTCACAATGGGCTGCGTACCCCGCTCCGAAATAATGGTGACCATCATGTTATTGATCAGTTGCAGTTTCTTATCGTCTGATAGCTGCATCCCCGTATCTTTCTCTAAACGGGCGATCGTGTCTTCCGTAATTGAAACGGCCCCTTCCACGATGACCTTGCGAGCAGATAGAATTGCCGAAGATTGTTGGCGTTGTAACATCGCACTGGCGATTTCAGTCGCGTATGCGAGATGCGTTAAGCGCGTCTCAACGATCTCGACCCCCGCAACATTTAGCCGTTCTTGAAGTTCTTCCGTTAACCGGTCAGAAACTTCGGTTGGATTACTCCGCAGCGTAATCTTCTTGTCGTCATCAAACGTATCATATGGATATTCAGAGGCCACGTGCCGCACCGCTGATTCACTTTGAATCTCAACAAATTGTTCATAATCATCCACTGCAAAGAGTGCCATACTGGTATCAACAACTTTAAACACGATAACGGCCGCAATTTCCACGGGATTTCCCCGGAGGTCATTAACTTTTAAAATGGCACTGTTAAAGTTGCGGACCCGCAGTGAAATGGAAAACTTACTGGTTAACGGAATGGTCATAAACAGCCCTGAATCACGAATTGTCCCGATATACTTACCAAAAAATGTTAACACGCGCGCCTCGTTGGGGCCCACAATTGTTAGCGAACTAGCCCCAAAGGCCGCAATAATAATTAACAATGCGCCCAAAAAGATACTCGCAAAATGATCGCCAGTCGCACCGGCCCAAACCAGCCAACCGCCAACTAACACAAATGCGATCGCTAACACTAGACCAATATAGCCATTGATATGAAACACTTGTTTTTCTTTCAT